GCACCATTGTACACCCAAAAAATCTTGCCCGGATGAGTTACTTGAAGGGGCATCCCACGAATGAGAATACCACTGTTAAAGCCACCGGGATAATTGTCAATACTCATTTTATATCTCCTCTAAGAAAAGGCAGGGAGGCATGAGTACCTCCCTGCACATACTTCTACTTACTTACGCGCCCGGGCTGCCGTAGATTCCTTTCGGATCAGTCCAACCAAGCGAGTAACGACCAGATGCCTTATACTTCAAGTTACCTGTATCGAAGTCATTATCCTCAGCAAAGGAGTCGCCCTTACGCTCAATGTACTTCATGCCGTCTGGGCAGTTAGTACGAATGAACCAAGCGTCAGTATCAGTGAGATAATGATTTACAACAACACCACTGGGGAACTTACCAGAACTCTTGAGAGCATTGATATCATTGTTGCTATTGCCAGACTGAAGCGGAGACATAAGGATACGCTCCACGTCGAACTGAAGATCAATAGGAATAATGAGTTTCTGCGGCATGACAGCGATCTTAAGACCACGGTCATTAGTCCACTTACCCAAGTCAATGATTGCTTGCTCAAGCGATGCTTCAGAGATATCCGCAGCCGTAGCAAGTTCATTGGCATACGTTCCACCCGTAACATTAGGATGGAGAGCAGAACACATCTCTACTCCGTCACCACCAAGATACGAGGAATTGAACGCACGGTTATACACGTTGGCCGCATTGATTTCCTTCGTCTGACGCATAGAGAATGCGAGAGCCGGGGCTTTCTTGCCAGCAACAACCATGTACTGATCGTCGTCAATCATCTCCTCGGTAATAACAAACCCAAGAGCATAGGTGATGTGCTGGTACCGAGTGAGGAACCCTTGCTGGGTATCATCATACGGGAAGCTACCACCTTCAGATTTAACAGCCGCGAGGCCGAAAGAAGTCGTACCAACATCCTCTTCAAAAGCTTTGCTGGAGGTATACGTATCAAACAGATCAGTATACTCTACAGGGAACTCATTATATCTCTGACCATAGAAGGTATTGACACCCGGCCACAGAGCTTTTGACCAATTAGCGCGATTAATCATATTTAATTAGTCTCCTAGATTAAGCGTGAAACGCCTGTTCAGCGCGGGTTACCATTACCCAATAACGTCCCCATACAGCAGTGGGATCATTATCGACATAATGCGGAACTTCAACTACAGTAAAGTCTGCTGCTGAGCTAGTAGTGATTTCCTGCCGAGACTGGCCAGTAGTAGAATCACCAGTAGCGTCCGACAGATCACACGTATCGCCGGGAAGCATGGTAAGTGCCGTTGCAGTCTGCGCCTCGAAGACCACATCATCTACAGGAACGTAGTAGCAAACCCAATCAGTATGGGTGCTAGCACTGTCATCATAGAAACGCGTCATCAACGCATCGGGGTTAAACGGCCCCAACGGAATACCGTCTGCATTTACTTTACCAAAGCCAACAGCAACGCCCAAGAAAGCAGCATCGTTATTAGCGCCCGGATCAGCAAGACCAGACTCAAGATTAACGATATCCCCTACAAAGATATCCTCACCATCAGCCACGCCAATAGCGCGGATAAGTGAAGTTACCGGGGCACCGCTAATAGTTTTAACAGGTCGAAACCCGTTAGGACGATCAACATTCGCCATTTATAATTACCTCATTTAATGTAAACGTGATCGTCCGATTTGTTTAGTTAGAGTCTTGCGTGAGTTTTCGTGTAACACGAGTCTCACGTTTGACTTCTCCATAGAAATCGTTGTCACGTATGTTTTTCTTCATTGCCCTATCCGATTCGTCAACGACCTTTTGCTTTGCCTTTTGATCTTCCTCATACAACTCTACTGGAATTTCCATTAGAATCGCCTGAGTACCATCACCAGCACGCGTACGGCCTACATCCTTGCTGACGCCCGTTCCAAGAGCAGTATTACTTCCTGTTACTTCTCCGTGATTAACATCCACGTCATTCCTGTCAGCCGGTACCCATCCGGCCCTATCGAACTTATCCAGACGACCAACTACATCATTCACCCACCTACGCACGAAGCCGGGCTTCTGTGTAGTGGATAACGTGTCACGTTGCTCATGGATCGGAACCCTCTTAGGGCGGCTCTTAGTAATCTCTTCTCTGCTTCTGACTACTACAGTCGGAGCGGTTGCTTCAACCGGAGTTGTTACTTCGGCAGCAGTTTCGGTTACTATCTTTTTTGGTCTACCCATTTTTTATTCCTCGTAGGGCAAGTTACTAATACTTGCATAGTCTTTTAAGTACTGCTCAGAAGTCAGCATACCATGCGGATTTCTGGGGCTCTTGACGAGTTTGTTGTACATAGTCTTAGCCTCGTCAGGGAGGTCATTATAACCAATACGCTTCTTACCACCTCGCGTACCGGCAGACCCATTAGGGCCAGTTCTAGAAGGTATTACTGAAGATACAGGTGCTTGATATGACTGCGTATTAAACTTGGATGGGAAAGCCTTCTTAACTCTTTCCTCAACCATAGCTAGTACTTGAGCAACTGGCATATTGGGATTATCTCGTTCAATCTTAGCACCAACACCGTTAGCGTAAGCTTGAAGGTCTTCATCTTCTTTATACCAACTATTCTTTATAACAAATGCCTCTAGTTCGGGATGCTGTGATGCTGGAGCTGTAACAACGGGAACAGTCTTATCTAACTCCCGGATACGTTCATCAGCAGCAACAACTCCCTCTAGGTCATTTTGTTTAGCAGCCTCCATCTTTTCTGCTTGTAGTTGGGCTCGTGCCTTTTCAATAGCCGATGCCTCTACCTTACGATGGTGCTCAGTCAGAAGATTAAGCCGCTCCTCTACACTCTTGGTGCGCTGATTAGCTTTATGGATAATATCGAGTAGTTCACCACGTCTATTGAACTCATCATAATCTACCCATGTAGTTTCATCACCACCGCCTTCCAAGAAGTCAGCTTTGGACTTCCATCCAGAGAGTTTAGCTTTCTCTATTCCTACATTTGTTCCTTCAGTAATAACTTCATCTTCAACTATTTCGTCTTTCTTTTCTTCTTCAGACATTGATATCTTCCTCTTCGGTTATAAGGGCGGTAATATCAAGATCGTTAATGATTAATAGATCATCTCGATACTTGCCCTCTACTGGGTTCCAAATCTTCATACCAGAGTATTTGGCGAACACAACTCTATCTCCTACTTTACACCACGGCTCACCGGATGGAGTATCCAGCCAACAGGTATCTCCTATATCAAGAACAGTTCCAATGACTTGAGCCTGTCGCTCCTGTTTGGTAGTCTCCTCAATCAGAATGATTCCTGATTTAGTTTTCGAGTCTACGTCATCAGGTTTGATTAAAACCCTATGGCCTAAAGGCTTTAACGCCTTAAGTACTTTCATTGGTCTCCCCCTCTGGGAAAATATCTTGATATCCTATAGTTTCCATTGCATCGTAGTGATCTACTGCAAACTTACGCCTAATGTAAGTTTCTCCCAGATCAGTAAAGTTCTTACCAGTTGGAAGATGCATCAGATTACGCCTATGCAACTCTGCTTCTAACTTGAAAAAATTGAATAGTTGCTGGGTTATGTACCCGTTTCTCCATTCATTGTATTCATCCTGACTTACTCTTTGAGGCATTTGCTCTCCTATCACTTCTTTCTTTTTGTACTAACGCACGACTGTCGTGCGAAACTTTCGCTCCCTTAGCGAAACCATCTAACATTGCAGTTAACCGTTTAGTCTCTGCATCTGTCTTCTTAATTTCTAATTCTACTTCATCCACTCTAGCCTCGTGCATGAATTCAACTGTATCCAGTTTTCTACGGAAATCTTCTTCTTGTCCCTGTAATTGTAGTTTAACCATATCGGGGTTAGGCGGAGTCTGGCTGGGGTCTATCAACAGAGACTCAGGATCAGCAACTCCCATTGCATCTAGGGCACGGCGCTTAATCTCATAGTCATTAAAACCTCCTAAAGGTATAAGACTGAGAAGCAATTGTGCATGGCCCTCTTTCTCTACTTGACTACTAATACTAGGATCAGCAGACGGGAACACTATCATATGGTTCCTATCGTACATCTGCTTCTGCATGGTGGCTTCACCATCGAACAGAATTGCTGTCTTAGCTTCGTCCATGTAGTAGAAGTTAAGAGCAAATACTTTCTCAAACTCCTTACCCATTGCCCTGCGAATACGTTTATAGATAGCAGTGAATACCTTCATGCCCTGATCCAGTACAGCCATAGTTGTAGTGGCTTTCTGATTCTGGCCGGGGTTCTCACCTACCATCATGTCTGTGGTGCTGGTTAACCTCTCACCTGCTCCAATCAGCATTTGCAGCAATTGAAACAAAACCATGCTAGG